TGAGAACGATAGGCATAGCCTTGATTATCGGTCCATTCATAGGTCACTGAATACCAGTATTCGGCGGCTGCCATGCTTCCGCTGGTAGCACTTGCGACTGCTGTGACATTCTCCGGGAACAGGAAGAAATTGCTCTCAACCGGTACATACCCATCAAATTGTGAGAGATACCCTCCGGTAATGAAGAGATTGCTGGCAATGTTAACAGTATCAATATCTTGGGTGTTTACATCGAAGGAGGCGAGGTTGATACCTGTCTGTGAATAGATACCACCTGCCGATCCCATTTGGGGGGTAGATAACACTGACAATGCTTGGACATCATCTTTAAAGAAATAGGCACAATACAAGGTAGTATTGTAGATGCCTAAGTATGGCAATCCATTGAGGTATAGGCTTCCTCCGTTCTGATAAGCCAACTTTGCTACAATAATTGGGTTTAAACTTGTAGAAAGGCTTCCATTGATTAAGAAATAGGTGGGCTGGAAGGTGCTAGATTGGATTGCCAGATAGTAGACCACACCTTGGTATATGGCCGCTTTGCTGGCGAGTCCCACGGACCGTATAGAGGTAAAAGGGGTACCTACAGTGCCAGGGGTATTGGGAGTCATTGACGGAGTGACAGTGAGGCTTTCCACATAGTTGTTAAGAAGGCCGCCAGTATAGGCAGCAGCAGCCGCTACCTCAAAGAATACTGAACACACTCCACCTTGAGCAACTGCGGTGATATTGGCCACAGTCCCTGATGAGATGATTTCAGTGGCACTCATAACCACATTAAGGTTAGTGTCAACGGCGACTGAATAGCCAGTGCTGCTCACACTGTCATAATAATTTGCATAAATGAGAGGGTTTGGGTGATTGGTTTCATCCACCGTAACCGACATGATGGTTGCAATCCCCGCTGAAAGGGTATGTGTTGCAGAGAGGCTGAGCAGATTGCTGATATACACTGCTTTGATGGCTTGGCCACCTGCAAGGGTATTGAAAACTATGTAAAGATTATTATTAGTGACTACTCCATCCCAATCCGCAGCAGCGTTGGGAGTGTACGTACCCACGAGGTCCACGGGACCAGTTACTACTACGGGATTGTTGACGGATACTGCAATATATTGGAGATAATAACTACCAGAAATGGCTACAGTATAGACAAGAATGAAGTAGACACCCAATTGGAATACGCGAGGACTGCCTACCACTGTCCCGCTTGTACCCACCAACAGGGTGGGGGCAATAATGTTTTGCCCGGTCACACTATCTGCTACAGCATACTTATAGACTGTTGTGCTGTTATTCAATTCCGAGTAGACTGTGCAGGCCAATCCATTGGGAGCAATAACGGTATCCGCTTGGGTTTGATTTAGATTATTGCGGATCAATGGTAATACTGTCAAGGAACAGGGTTGCAATTGGCCTTTTGATATCCATTGTAAATTGGGAGCATCATAAGCCGAAATGGTGCTATTGACCGCAATCAAATTCTTATTCAATGTCGTTAGGTAAGTTGATGTTGCGGGCAACGCCGTCAATGCTTGATACCCAGGCCGTTTGGCAAGTAAACCTGTTTTGGTAAATACACTGTTCTTTAGGGATTGGAATTTCCCAACAGGTAGCTGCCATGGGTCTGGCTTAGTATCCATCCCTTGTGCAAAATTCACATTGATGACTTGCTCAGACATTATTCTGGTCCTACAGCGTGTACGCAAAAGGCCATATCGGCTAAGTTGGATGCTCCAAGACTATAGGTGACAACAGTACATCCAGTACTTGTGATACTGGTGACGGTGACAATGGAACTAGAACTATTATTGATGGCAGTCGCTGTCACTGATGGTGCAGCTAAATCCGGGTTAAAAGGGGTGACAAAGGTAATACTATACTGCCCGGTTCCGGTGCGTGTGCCGCTCATCCCACCCATTTGGCCATCTCCAACTGAATTAAAGGACTCAACGCACATTGCCAGGTTGGGTGAAGTCCCGTCGTTTTTAACATTCAGTATTGGAAGGTTACGAATTGTTGTAACATCCGGAAGATTCAGCGAAGTAGACAGTTCACTTTGTGAGATCGTTCCATTGGCTAACTGAGCACCGGTAATTGAATTATCGACAATTTGAGTCGCGGAAATGCTAGACGATGTGCCAAAATTACCAGCGGTATCTAATGTGACAAATTTAGTAATACCATTGCCAACCGGATTGGAAGGTAATGTGAGGGTATATAGGCCGCTAGCTAAACTGGCTGGGGGAGAGAGTGTGAGATAATTGGTACTCGCACTATTCAATCCAAGCAGCACGGAAGCCACTTGAATATTTGCCGGTGTATTTGTATTAGCATCCACCACCAACACTCCGGCCGCAAAGGTAGCAGAGGCCGTGCCATTGGCAATGCCGGAAGATGTGGCATTGACTAAACCAGACTTGGTGATTTGTATTTGATTGCCACCTGCATCATTAAAATATAAATTTCCTCCAGCTACATACGTACCATTGAGGACTGCCATAGGCCCCGTCACAGGAAGAGGCATCGATGCATTAACAAATTGAGTAGACCGCAAGACAATGGCATTATTATTCTGAAAGGGTAAGTCTGCGATCATGTTTAACCCAGAAGGGGGGATTTGTACCCCATTGCCGGATGTATGATTATGCCCATCCAACAGACCATAATTTATATTTGCATCTAGTTCAATTGTGAGGCCGGAATCGGTGCCAAGCGTTATTCCTAGAAGACCCATGTTTGGTAACGAATACATAACACCTCTTAAAAAACTGCTAGATTCACATTAACGGCTGCATTGGAAGTCAACGTGATTGTTTTATCATTCAATGGGGCCGAACGGTAGACTGTTGCTGCACTATCCATATCCACAATAAACCACCCTTGCATCTGTTTGCCTAGCCGATGGTTTACTACAGTCGCGCCGTTAATCAATGCTACATTCTGGAGCACCTGTATACCGTTCAATGGATTGGTGATAACTGGATTTAACACTTGTGCCCATAAAGGATTGGCAAGTTCCCATGATAGCTTTGGAGAAAGGGGTATGGCCATTACCAGCCTCCACCAAACCCGCCCATTCCACCAAACCCTTGGTTTGAAAACCCTGGGTCTCCTGTGGTAGCTCGAGTATTGGAGACTGTGTTGGGTTGACCAACATCACGATTGGCGGCTGTAGTTTCAATGCGCTGTATTTGTAACTGTTTTTGTGACGAAAGGAGATTGTACTTCTCAGTGTCAGTTTCCTTGGTCATTGCCTTCATGGCAGCATCCAGGATGACATACTCCGACCAACCAGAAATGCTGAAGGGCAGCATGTCAGTATCTTGCAACATCTGTGTAAGAATGGGGACATAATTGAGACGAAGGGTTTGATTCATGTTCGCTGGTATAATGAACAATTGATTGCCCATTTCTCTGTAGGACATTTGGTAGATGTTATTGAGAGCACCAGCTTGGCCTGGGAAGGTAGTGTATTTATCACGATCAGACCAATTGAAACGAGCGAGCGGTACCCACCCTGCATTCGGCCCCGTTGTAGCACCTGCGATGTTTGCGTCTACGCCATTTAGTTTGTAAATGGCTGGGGCCGGGATACCTGCCGTGGGGTAATTGCTACCATCCGGCAAGGGATACCAATCGAGTCCGGTGAGAGGGATGAGCAGCTGAGGGGCGAAGAAATAGTCATCACCGAATTTGGTAATGAGGATATCATAAAGTTCGCAAGCCGACTGATTGATGTTAAAGTTCCATTCGTCTACTGTCAGGTATTGGCTGTTAAGTTTGTCAGCCTTTAATTGAGACTGATAGCGAATGTAGCCTAGATTTATTTGCCCAGGCAGACACGGTGTAATATATGGCGGATAACTGGCAGTGTACGCGCTCGCTCCACTGCCATTCTGGGCAGCCACTTGATAGTAATATTGGGTGCCGATAAGGCAGGTAGTATCAAGGTAGTTTGGAGTGGCACTAGTCCCAAGTGCTGAGAAGGTGATCCCATCCGTGCCGCGTTGAATCAAATAGCTGGTAGCACCCACAACGAGGTCCCAGAGAAGAAAGTTCTTCCCATTTCCAGTTTGTAGGACAATATTCTGGGGGATATAAGGTGCAGACATCTAGCTCCCGAATAGAAAGGCCGGGAAGCACGCGTAAGCTTCCCGGCCCGTCTAACAATTATTCGCCAGCGATGAGCATCGACCCGGCTTCAACATAGAACGTCATTCCAACCACAGTTCCATCAATCGGGGCTGTGGGGCCTCCCGTGGCAAGGAACTGTACGAGGAACTTTGCCCCAACGTGTGGACTTCCGCCCATTGGGATTGGAGCAATACTGGCGTTTGGATCGCCAATGACTTCAACCGAGTTGATACCCGATACACCAGGGGCCATCACAAGTCCAGTGCTTCCGCCATAGGTGCTTTGGCCCGTCGAGGTGGCAATGAAACTTGCTCCCACCGATGGAACAACACCAGGGAGGAGGCCAACAGCCTGCCAGTTTTCCAGGTTGGTGTTATAGATAGTTGAGGCAAACGTGAATCCCGTTGGGGTGATACCATCAAAAGGCGCTCCCGGAAGGGGTCCCTGCGGACTCGTAGAGGTTGATACCACAGTGACCGTAGTCGTGCCACTTGCTGTGAAACTGTAGACACCCAAGGGGGCGCTAAGGTTTCCAAGCTGAGAAGCAAGCAGGCCATTGATGGTGGTTACCAGATCGGCGCCAATCGTAGCAGCACTATCATTTGCATGAATAGATTGCTGCACCATTGTTCCGGCGACGTTTTGGGGTGCTGACCCCTTACCGTCTACAGAGAACCAGATATTGAAGGTGTTGCCATAGGCATCATAGAGTCGGAAGTAGGTCCCAGCAAGGCTGCTAGAACTATCCGCGACTGGAGCGATTGTGACCGTTCCCAAAGCCGCATGGCCGACCGACACAATCACATATGGATTCCCAATCGTGAGTGCAGTACTATTGATGGCAATCGGACTTCCGGTGGTGGGAGATACAAAGCCCGTCATTCCCCCGACATAACGATTGTAGTTGTTATGGAGTTCGATCATTGCATACCCTGGGGCAATAGACCCAGAGGTAGGAGATACGACAGGTTGTGAATTGACCACTGTGGCACCAGTCAGGGTGACCGCGCCATTCAATGCGATCAGCGATCCATTAACCGTTCCAGCCGTAGTAACGGTGATACTCGTATGAGCAATCACATTTCCTTGGAAAGTTCCACCATGACCAGAGTTGATCGTGGCAGAGGAATTAACCAACCAATAGACGTTTGCAGCCGTTGCTCCACCCGTGAGAGTGATCGTCGGCGTTCCACCTGCTCCAGTCACTAACGTGCTAGAGGCGATGAAGATGTAAGTTCCCGCTCCATTTAGGATAAGAGTGCCAGCGCCAGATGTGGCAAGGTTGAAGGTACCGCTCGACTCAGTGTAAACACCAGGAGTGAGGGTTTGACCATCCAATGCGGCAGTGATGGTCGTGGCCGTCATTGCATTGCCAGCCGTAAATGCGGCTAAGGCGTTCGATTGAGCATTCATTGCGGCAGTGTTTGCCACATTGGTGCTGCCAGAAGTCGTGGCGGGTGGGAAACCAATAACCGATGTTCCGGGGTAAAGGCCTAAATTTCCAGAGAGAGTGGTCCCAGCGGATCCATCGGAACTAGTGATTGTGGAGGCACCCAACACCGCGTAACTGCGGGAAAGGCCCATGGCCAATCCACCAGAGATGGGGTTAGCTTGGGAGTTCATTTTAACACTGCGTACTCCGGCACCTTTCAGGCTGCGAAGCCCAAGGCCATTACCGTTCGCCGAGTCGACGATGAAGTTACAATCGATTTTTACAGGTTTTTCGAGGAAGTCATAAGACCGTCCTCCATTATTTCCGAGTTTATTAGACATTGATACCCTCTACCACCCCGATGTTGTGTAGCCAGAGTGTCGGGGGCCTAGTCTGGGCTATCGTAGAGGCAAGTCTACGTTGATGCCTATTTGTCCAAACGAGGCTTCCTACACTGCACGTCCACCCACTTGGGAGGGGTTATATCGAACAGATAGTAGACTCAGTAGGTGAAAGACACTCACTTGGTTCGGGAAGTGAGTTCTTAAGCCGTACTATAGGAAGTATATCACACTAAAAAAGGTTGTCAATACTACTATTTCACAAGTTGATGAAATCATTGCAATGAAAGTTAGCTCTTCTAAATGGGTAATGGGTCGGAGAAATTGGGTAATAACAAGCCTGACTGGTGATATTCCGCTTTAAATAAACCCACTTAAATGGTCTACTGTCTGTCAGGGCAAAAAAAGGCCCCACTAAGCAATGCCTAGCGGGGCCGAAGAGTTTACTGCGGAAGGGCTACGACTGCATTCGCACCAGGTGCATTGCAGGTCAAGTTTCCGTAATACCCGATCTGAAGCTGAATTGCATCAGCACCAGGGACCGGGATTCCTAATTGATCGTAGAATCCGGGATACGTCAAGAACTGAGGGCATTTACCCATTGTTCTGAGTTTCCACGTTTTCAGCGTGATCACATAGGCCGTCTGGCTGGGGCAGTTACGATCCTGGAGGATCGCAATCTCGCCATTCGCCGTCGGGAGAACAAGCGCTTTGAAGCTGATGTTCACATCCTCGTTGATCTTCGCTTTGATCATTTGGTACACACCTTGGCTGGTCAATTGCTTGACAAGCGATTGGTATGACACAGGATTTACGAAAATGAAGTCGGGGTCTCCCGCTTCGCTTCCATTGGCCGCTAATTGGTTGGCAGCATCAATAAGGGCATCTTGGATGCTCTCACTGGTACCATCATACCGAAGACCGGCTAATTTAGTCGGGCTAACCGAGCGGTTGACGCCGAAGTAGTTGTCTGAACCACTTGGAGCAGTGCTCGGAATCCATGCGCCAAATCCCGCAATCTTCAACATGTTAGCTGTCGATAGCCCAGAAGTGATAAAGTTCGTATCACCGATCTGAGAGAGATAAGGGAAGGCCGAGGACCAGCTAGCAGGTGTTCCCGCTGCGCCGTTTTGGGTTGCAGACACAGTGACTGTGCCTTTGCCCGTATCAACCGCAATAACATACCCAAGGGCACCACCGGTGCTCTGAGTGGGTGTTTGTGCAGAGATACTGAATGACACGAGGGTCATTCCGGTAGCGAACTGATACACTTGACTCAATGAATCCAAGGTGATAACACCAGCAACGATAGTACCAGAACCCAGGCCATAAGTACCGCGCGTGCCCGACCCATCTCCGAAGATGTCGTGAGCAAGATCGTTACCGATCGCTTGGAATGCCGACTTGACGTTCAATTCCGCACCGGGCATGAAAGACCCGATGGATTGAGCAGACGCTCTCAGAAAGTCTCCTGTAAGGGTCGCAAGAGAATAGTTCTGAACGCGCGTGACGTTGAATTCATACGTCTGTGGCGCAGTTTGAGCAGACTGAGCAAAGCCGAAGTTCGCACTTCGTCCTGCACCAGTATCCGCAAGGACTGGGATTGGGAAATATTTACCGACAAGACCTTCTTCGGTCTCATCTTTATCAACGAGTGCGAGGACCGGATTTCTATTAAAAACCAAGTCTTTCATCACCCATGCGTCATCACTATACAGTTCTTTCAACGTCGCCACGTTGGTTTGCGCGTTGCTATACGCTAACGCTGGATTTGATGGGGCTGACATATGTTATTTTCCTTGTTTCAACTTCGCTTCGGCACGTCTTCGGGCTTCCGCATAGCGTTCGCCATCTGACATTCCCGCGAAGGATTTATTGGGTCTAGTGACTTCACCAGACACAGTCATATTGTTTGTGATTGTTTTTGCCGCTGGCAAAGGTTTCTTTCCAGCTGGTTCTTCTGTCGCAGCCACCGCTGCGAGTTTGCTGAGAGAAGACCATTTCTTGGCTTTCTCGATCAGTACTTCTTCGACCTCTTTAGCCGCTTGTTCGGGAGATAGGTCAATATTATCATGCTCCCATGTGTCGAGTATATGTTGGACTACGGCTTCTTCTGCCTTTAGTTCTTTAATACTCGCATAGTTGGTATCGGTTGATACCAAGGCAACAACAGCTTTTCTTCTCTCAGACACCGCAGCTTCATAGCGTTTCTCGATATCTGCAATCTGAGCTTTCTTGACGTCTTCCACTTCCTGGGTGAGCTTCTTTACGGCTTCCTGGTTGGGGTCGAGGCCTCTCTGCTTTTCAATGAGATAATTTGTGTACTCATTGTAATCTACAACACCCTCAAGTCCTGAATAATCCTTTGCTTTCAGCTGGGTCTCCATTGCTTCAAAACGAGCAATCTTGGCGGCCTTCTCTGTCAGCGCTGCTTCACGGGTTTTCAGGTCTTGTTCTTGTTGACGATACTTTTGCTCTTTACGAGCAAGTTCGGATACCTTGGGACTGAGCGTTACTTCTTTGGTTTCACTTATTGTAGACTGTCCAGAGGTAGTTTGTGGTACCGTAGTCAAGCGATGCGGGTCCACTAGCCGATCTTCTCTCATTATGGCATTGGATTGCGTTGGGGTTGTCGCTGGCGCGACGGCTTCTTTTTCATATGACATACTAGTTCTCCGTATGTGTTAGGTTTGGGACAAAACTATACTGCTGCGCCTGTGGCTGGCCCTGTTGGTGCTTGTGGAGGTGCTGTTGGGGGAGTGAGGGCCGAAGTTGTAGGGGCGGCTACCGGGGGAGGCGCTGCCTGTTGCTTCAACATCTGGACTTGGGTGAACCAATCCCGAAGGACTTGCATTTTGTCCTCTTCTAGTTGTTGAGTGGCGTAAAGATTGATGTAATTGACACAAAGGGTGGTCGCTAGGTCCGATGGATCGAGAATAAAGCTATCCGGAGCGATCGCGGCATAGTTCTTGGCCCCATTGTCCACAATATCATCCAAAGCGTGCAGTATGCGCTCTTCTAGGGCCACGGCAAGGCGATCTGACTGCTCGAGGTCAGGGAAATTGGACAGCCTCCTAAACTCTTGTGGGGTGATCTCCCCTGCAGCCAGCATTTCTGATAGCTTAGCCTGTCGACCTGCTGGGTCTTTGGGGAGAGAGGACTCTTCCATGCATTGGATGACAAAAGTATCATTTAACTTATCGATATTCTTGAAGTCTACTTCACGGGTACCATCTTTTCCCGGATAGACAGTACTATACTTGCCTTCCTTCTTGTAAATGTCTCTCGCGCAGTCGATCATCTGATAAGAAAGTTCGGTGTACATGTTTTGGTAGCGCTTGGCGACCGCTGCAAACCGGTCTGTCTGCAAATCGTCGAAAGAACGGATGGCCTCGCCTGAGTTTAGCCCCGCTGGCTTCTGGCTAGCAGCAGCCATACCAGAGACTCCTGACATCATGTAGGCATTTTGGATCAACCATTGAATCCATTGATAGATTTCAGGGCTATTGGACTCGGCATTAACGAATTCAGGTGGGGTATTACGGTATTTTACGATGGTTCCAATGCGGTTATTAAAGGAAGTCTCCAGTATCTTAGACATTTCCTCTATCATTACCCGTGGGACACCCATCAATTCTATCGCTTGTGAGGCTACAATGAGCATCCGATAGATTTCCATCTGGGTTGGCATTAGGATTTCAATGAGTCCTTGGGCAAACCATCCGACAATATTGGGGTTATAGGAGAACTTTACGAATGGGAAGCATGCTTTCTCCCAAGATTCATCAAGAATGACTCCTTCGGAGCACACAATAACATGTCTTCCATCCTTCGATCCCACGAACTTGCCATCTTTAAATGCAATAATACTCGGTAGATGCCAGGCTTCGGAGACAATAAACTGATCTGTGACTGTTTCTGTAGACCTAGGGGTGCTATCGACGTTGCCATGGGCCGCTGCAGAGATAATATCGATCTTCTTGGGGTTCATGGCTTCCATAACGCCACGGTCCACGAGTTTCATCTGGATGAGACTCTGGGGTTTGCCATAATAAGCATCATTGAAGTCTACTAACAGTTCAGTTTCAAGGGTTTGCTCAACTTCAACACGCCCATTCTTCGGGAATACTTTGAGGAATCCATTGCCTAATACGCAACCATCTCGCAAAGCCAAAGTACCAAGATCATAAGCTTTAGTGCGATACAACTCTCCTTGGATAAATGCATTGGCTTCTTTCGCTAGCTTCCGCTCTTTGTAGTGTCCATTGTCAGTTAAGAAAATAGGCTTAGGTCGATCTTGGGATATTCGCGATACCAATGTGTCAGTGCATGAATAACAAACATTTGCCGTTGGCCGTCCAATGGGGAGTTGGTTCGAATTGTCAAGGGTACTGTTGGATGCAAGGAAGTTGTATAGAGGTTTCCCTGAGAATAGACGGGTAAATATAGAAGCCTGTCTAATACGCATGAGATTTGTTCGCTTGAGAAACTCGGTCGTAGAGAGTACTTGCGAGACGAGTTCAGTGTCGCTCTGCGCGTTCCACCAGTTGTACTGGGTGGCAGGGTTCTTTTTGCCTTTAGAGCGAGGATCGACCACCTTCTCTTTAGGAGCAATATCAATGGGTTTGACTTCATACATTTAGTCCTCGAGTTCTTTATAATCTGTGTGATCTGGGAATAGACTGTCAAGTAGTTGATTGTCTGAGAGTTTCATGACGCTGGTAAGTTCCACAGTCTTGTGCTCAATTGGATCATCCGTAGGGTCTGCTGCGTCTACAGTAGGAGGCACCTGCACTGGTGCCAGGATACTAGCCACCGGCTGTCGGATTTCATTATATGAACTATTCTTAAACTCTGCTGTCTGAGCGGTAGCGAAGACAACCTTGACGCCTTGGATATCAATGGACTTAGCACCGAGAGCGCGTGCTTTGTCCAGAAGGAGGTTTATTTCCAAGAATGTCAACATATTGTGGTTTATAAGTCCAGGGTGTCAATGAACGAACGCAGGCGAGTCATGCGTTTGGCTTCATCGGTGAGTTCCCCAACAGTCATGGCGTCTGTCTCAGACATTTCTTCCATAGCTTCATCCGAGTTGGACTTCTTGGGAACATCGAGAGTGCTCTCAATGCGGCCTAATTGTTCATTATCATAGACATCTTGCGCATTCATCATATGCGGTGAAGAGTCTGTCATTTCAGGTTCTTTGTCCATCAGCATCTTCTTTTTGGATCGGATGACACTGGATAATTTCTTTGGATCAAACATTTTAGTCTCATTTCTTTCTACCACCCCACCACTTGCCATCTTTACTTTCTCTGGTAAGTGCTTGAAGTTAGTCTTACTTGCCCACTCCTTGGCCATCTTAGGGTGGTTAGCGAACATATATCTTGCTTGTGCTTTACTTTCAAATGGCATCGTACTTATGAAGCGACGTCCATGTATAGTAAAGTTAGCCCATCTTAGGGGTGAAGGGAACCCCCTTCAGTCATTATACTTAAGCCAGGAGGGGATTCCGTTGGCATCGAGGGAGGATTTCCAGCTCTCAACCCCCCCTTGGGAGTCCTTTTGGGCCTTCTCCCGGAGGAAGCGCTCTCTATTATGCTCGAAAAGGGCCCTGGCTGCCTCCTGGTCGTGTTCTGGCGTGCCGGGGGTAGGGGAGGGTGCCTTAGGGACGTACGTGTAAGCTGGGGACAGTTTAAACGCATATAACACGCTATCGACCGAATCGGAGTGTCCTTTTACCACGACGCGCTCGGGGGTGCTCTTTTCCAGGTCTCGGGAAAGTATCGCACAGTCCTGGGCAAACCGAGAAGAGGCCTTAGCCTTAAACGTGCCATTCCGGAGAGCATTGTCGAGGCGTTTGTAGTTGGCCATCTTCTCGGTCTTTTCCGCTGCAATCAGCGGAATACCATAACGGGCTTTCAACGATTCTACGATCTTCTTACCCAAGCCACCAGTGTCGGTGGGCATTGCCGCCATTGTAAATCTCTGCATCTTCTCAAGGAGTTGGGCAGCTAACGCATCATCCGTCTGCCCTGCCGTAACTTGCTCCTCGATGAG